AGGTGGAGGCTTGGAGCAACGGTTTTTGGACGATCACGCAAGAAGAGCTTGAACGCTTCGCCGCTCTTGTTGCCGTTGCAAAGCTTAACCCGCTGACGGATGAGGAGATTCTCAAAGTGTATGACGACATGTTAAATGAGCTGATGTATCAGAACTACGGAAATCGGCTTACGGTGCTTTTCGCCCGCGCCATTGAGCGCGCCCACGGTATCGGGAATGAGGAATGACCATTTTCACACGCAAAGAAGTGATTGAGAGCATGATGAAAAGCATAAACGACATGCTTGAAACAATTCCCCCAGAACGACGGGCGAAGGTTCTCGTGGCAATGTGCAATTCACTGGCGGGAATGCCCATCGTTTACGACACTGAAGAGGAGAAGAAGACATGACAATCTTCATCAAAACCGACGCAGCATTTCTTGCTTCTCAATGGGCAGAGGCAAAGCAAGAAGAGAAGAAGGCAACAGACCGCCGCCGAAAGATCGAGGATCAACTCACAGAGTGCCTAGGCATTCCCGAGAACCTGGAGGGCACCAAGACAGAGCCCGCCGGGATGTACGAAATAAAGGTCTCCGGGCGCCTTGACCGAAAGGTAAATGCTGATAAGCTTCAGTCAATAGCAGAGGAAGCCGGGCTAACCGAACACCTCGCCAGCTTGTTTAGATGGAAGCCAGAGATCAACATGAGCGCATGGAAGTCTGCGCACGAGTCGATCACGGCCCCTTTGCTAGATGCAATCACAACCACGGCCTCACGGCCATCTTTTGCAATCACAAGGAAAAACTAAATGAACAGAGCAATTATCGTTGTAGATCGCGGGTGGATTTTCGCAGGCGACGTGACCCGTGAGGATGGTCGCATTAAGCTGACTAACGCTGTGTGGGTCTTCTACTGGGAGCAAGTCGGCTTTGATGGCGTGATTTCTGACCCTAAAAACCCGTTGGTCAAAATTAGGCCTATGCCAAACGGCGTAGACATCCCCGCAGGTGCCGAGGTGTTCTCTGTGCCTGTGCCGTATGGATGGGGGCTCTGATGTTTAGGCCAGTGGGCTCCGGTACCAGCTTCGGCAACGACGACGGCTACGGCGACGGAGACGGACAAGGCGATGGAGACGGCTACGGCTACGGGCACGGCTTAGGCAACAAACACGTCTACGTCGGCGGCTACTGCTTAATCAACCACTACGGAAGTAACTACAACTACGGCCACGGCTCCGGCAGCGGAGACGGCGGGGGCGACGGAGACGGACAAGGCGATGGAGACGGCAGCGGTCACGGCACAGTTGGCAACAAACTACGTTAATCAATATTTAAAGGAAATTAATCATGGCATTTCTCTCACAATCTTTTGACGTTTCCGACCTGCCCCAGCCTTCAAAAGACTACAGCGTTCTGCCCGCTGGCTGGTATTCGGCAACGATCAGTGGCGCAGAGGTCAAAGAGACCAAGGCAGGGACTGGCGAGTACATCGCTATCAAGTATTCAATCACTGGCCCAACCCACCAAGGCCGCGTGATCTTTGGCAACCTGAACATCAAGAACCCAAACCCGAAAGCTGAGGAGATTGGTCGCCAGCAATTGGGCGACATCATGCGCGCCATTGGTCTTGCCCGCGTTACTGATACCGATCAACTGATCGGCGGCAGTCTGGTCATCAAGTTAGATGTGAAAGAAGATGAGAAGTATGGCGAGCGCAACGAGGTGAAGGGCTTTAAGGCTGTGGCCGGTGGGGCTTTGCCTTCAGTGTTATCGGCCCACATAGCAATGAATGAAAAAAATGCAACTGTGATGCAGGCTGCTCCCCCGAAAGCTGCGCCTCCTTGGGCTAAGAAGTAAGCAAAAAAAAGCCCCTCGCGAGAGGGGCAATGGCAACTGCCTTTCGGGTGGCAGAAACGAGGAGACATCATGCAACTTACAGAAACAGATTCTATACCAACTTTGATCGACGCTGTACACGAGGAACGACAAGAAAAACCACGGCCTCACCTGGGCGCCTCTATGCTGGGCCATAAGTGCGATCGGTGGCTGTGGCTGTCGTTCCGTTGGGCGGTTGTTGAGAAGTTTCCAGGACGCATGCTGCGATTATTTCGTAGAGGACACAATGAAGAACAACAAATTATTAACGATCTTCGGTCTATTGGCTTTGACGTTCGGACTCCCTCATCGGGTCAGAGCCGGGTTGAGTTTGGCTGTCATGTTTCTGGGTCTATTGATGCTCGGATTGAGAAGGGTGTTCCAGGGGCAGAGAAGACGCCACACATCGCCGAGTTCAAAACGCACTCACTGAAGTCCTTTAATGACCTGCGTAGCAAGGGCGTCAAGGACGCGAAGCCGATGCACTGGGCTCAGATGCAGGCTTATATGCTTGGCACTGGTCTAGAGTGGGCACTGTATGTAGCGGTTTGCAAAGACGATGACCGCATTCACACAGAGCGGATTGCATTAGATAAATCAGCCGCTCAGAAGCTGGTGGACAAGGGCCGCAGGATTGCATTGTCTGACCGTATGCCTGAGCCTTTGAGCGTTGATCCTACGTGGTACGAATGCAAGTATTGCCCGGGCCACGATCAGTGTTTTGGCAGCAAGACGACGAAGCAGGTGAATTGCCGCACATGCGCCCATTCTTCTGCGTTGAGTGACGATACATGGCACTGCGCTCGTTGGGATGATCTGATTCCGGTTGAGGCCCAGCACGCAGGGTGCGAGTCTCATGTATTGCACCCGGATCTGGTGCCTTGGCCCATACAGACGGATCAGAACGCTAACGAGTGGCAAGCCGTCTACCTGATTGGCGGTAAGAAGATGGCTAACGGGGCGCCGGAAGATGGGGTCTACTCAAGCAAAGAACTGTTAGCGAATGCCGAGGCTTGTGCAGATGAGGAATTGCAAAAACTTAGGGCCGAATGGCCTGGGGCTAGGGTGACGGGATGATGCTCCGTGACTACCAACAACGAACCATCAATCAACTCTACGCATGGTTTGCCGCTGGTAACGAAGGCAATCCTTGTCTAGTGCTGCCGACCGGATCAGGTAAAAGCCACATCGTAGCGGCTCTGTGCAAAGATGCCTTGCAAAATTGGCCTGAGACCCGGGTTCTAATGCTTACCCATGTAAAGGAGCTGATTGAGCAAAACGCGGAGAAAATGCGCCTCCATTGGCCTGGGGCGCCAATGGGTATTTATAGCGCAAGCATAGGTAAAAAGCAACTTGGCGAGCCGATCACGTTTGCCGGCATTCAGTCAGTACGAAGCAAGGCCAAGCTGCTGGGCCACATTGACTTGGTGTTGATTGACGAATGCCATCTTGTGAACCACAAGGAAGAAGGCGGGTACAGGTCTCTTCTGGCTGAACTGAAGGCTATCAACCCAGCGATGCGAGTTGTAGGGCTCACAGCAACGCCTTACCGTCTAGGGCATGGTCTCATTACAGATAAGCCTGCGCTGTTTGACGATCTGATTGAGCCGGTCAGCATTGAGGAGCTTATCCACAAGAAACACCTGTCGCAATTACGGTCAAAAGTAACCACGGCCCAGTTAGATGTCGCTGGCGTACACAAGAGGGGAGGCGAATACATAGAGTCGGAGCTGCAAGCCGCTGTTAATACAGACGTTAATAACGATTCCGCTGTTAAAGAAGTCTTACGTTTGGCAGGTGATCGCAAAGCGTGGCTGTTCTTTTGTGCAGGTGTGAAGCATGCTCAGGCCGTTGCCGATACGCTAAACGCTTATGGAATCGTTGCGGAGTGCGTGACAGGGGAAACGCCAAAAGCGGAGCGTGAACGCATTTTGACGCTCTACAAAGCTGGAAAGATCAAAGCCTTAACGAATGCCAACGTGCTAACTACAGGCTTTGACTATCCGGATATTGACCTTATCGCCATGCTGCGCCCAACTATGAGCGCAAGCCTTTACGTTCAGATGGCAGGCCGAGGGATGCGCCCAAAGAGCCACACCGACCATTGCTTGGTGCTGGACTTTGCCGGGGTCGTAAGTACGCATGGCCCCATCACGAATGTACAGCCCCCGAAAAAGGCAGGTTCAGGGGATGGTGAAGCGCCCGTAAAGGTATGCGAGAACTGCGACGAGCTGTGCGC